GGATTGAAATTTTTTTCTGGGTCATAAAAATTATCTGTCATTTCTCCTCCATAAAAACGCATTCCTTAAATAAACAGTACTGTATGCAAAAGCTCCCAGGATGAAACCATATTGCTTTGTAACAATTGCATAGTATGTCCAACAACACTCAACACAAATCATCCACAGGAAAGCTTCCCATCTTTTCTTACCAATAAAAAACATCCCAGCTATTCCCATTGCGGCTAAAAGCCATGACCACATTTGATTACTCACGCACTCTCCATTGGCAACAAGAACTCTTCACGAATCCACATTATCGCAATCGCAGCGTAGCCGCCAATATCAAGCAATGTATCATAAATGCTTTCATTTGATACTGCATTAGTAACTCCTTCTGGTTTTGATAAAAGATTTTCTAATCTTGCAACTTTATCATGCAATCTAATTGTTAATCCGTTAAGACCAAATCTTTCAATATTTTTTGGACCATAATCTTTTTGTTTTTTAATTAAAGTAGATGTTAACATCTCTTTATCTAAAACAATACCGCTTACTTTGCAATAATGTAAGGCGGCAGCACCAATCATTGACCATAGCCAACTATGGTACTGCCGACAATACATTAACTTATCTTCATTCCAATCCTGGTAATAATGTGGATCGCTTTCCCATGTTTTATTATCAATGCACCAGTCAATAATATTTTTAATATTGCTAATGTGATCATTTGACAACTCAATGTTTAAGTTATCCCAATAAAAATTACTCATTCTTGATTTTTGAGAAGTACCGCACTCAAGTGTCATGCCAGTGATATCAAATCTGTCTACAAACCAAAACAAGTCTTTTACAGCTTCTTCTGCACAGTATTCCCATGATTTCATATTTCGCACAACAACTACCTTCTCCATAATTAACTATTTGCTCTTTCTACCTTTGGATCTACAATTTCAAAATGTCCTCGCTTTACTTTCTTAAAGTAACCACGATTGGCATTATAGAAGTTATAGAATGTCGGCAATGAAATATCTACATTTGTAGAAACTTCAATCGGTGTTACCACCTTTCCAACATTGCCTGTCAAAAAATTGACAATGTTATCTTGCTTGGACTTTCTTCCAGCCATAATCTTTTCCCCCCTTTCTGTAAACTCAAAGAGACCTGCGTAATAATTATATGCTGTCTCTGTAATGTTGTAATGCTTAATTGTCTTAGATGGAGCCCATCCTTTGTAGTGACCATATATCACACTATAGGCTTCTCTATGATTATCTGGATTAGAAACTTTTGAAATCAACTTATCACAAATATCATCAAAAGCTTTTGTTCCAATAAAAGTATTATCTTCTTCAATAAAATTTTCATCTGACATTTTGATCTCTTTCTACTAAGGTACAGAGAGATTACCACTTATAGAAATGAAAATCAAGTCATAAATAAAAAAATAGCGGGTATTCCCACCACTTACATAACCTTTCGGAAAAATGTAAGCCTAGAAATACCCGCTAAAATTATTTTTTATCTGTTGCTTTCTTTACTGCTTTCTTAACTACTTCTTTAGCAGCCGTTACGGCATGAGACTCAATATGTCTATCAAGTTTAACTTCTACATTAGAAACATCTTTATGTAAGTCATTTAGTAAAGAAGCGACTACGCCATGATCTTCTTTGTTTTCTTTTCTTGTTTGTTGGATTAGTGCTACCAGGATTCCTCCTACAGCAGCAATTAGAGCAACAGTTACGGCTTCCATCCTGTGCCATTACTCTGCGAGCAGAAAGCTTGCAATGTCCTCAACTGGCATATCAAACTTACCGAACTGCTCTTCGTGTTCGGAAAGGATTTCTACAAGATCGCTCTTCTTAACCGTGTTTGGGTCAAGAGGAACTTCTTTCTTTGGTGAAGTCATTCCAGCACCAGAAGTTGGCGCTGATGCTGATCCAGCTGTTGGAACACCAGAAACTTTCTTCTCTGGATCAAGAGGAACTTCATTAATCATTCCCTTGATAAGATTTACTTGCGAATCGTGCCATGCAGCAGCTTTAATGTGATCTTGCATTTGTTCTGCAGCAGTTTTTGCAGCAGTTTCGTGCCAAGACTTCATTGCGTTATGGTCAGAAACCATTTTCTTCATATTGTCTTTCATAAAATCTCCTTATATCAAAGATATGCTTATAAGCATATCACATTTTTTATTAATGACTATAATCTTCCATGTCTGAATCATCCATTTGAACAACCCCGTCTGGAATAATTGCAAATCGGCACATACCTTCATCTTCAACTTTTTGGGCAATAATCTTGCAAACACCATTGCCTTCATAAAGAACACAATTGGAACATTTAACGCCAATATCTTTATGATCATTTTCTTCAGCTGATTCATATCCAGCCCATATGCCTGTTGCATCTTCGTTAAATTTGCCGTATATTTCAGCGATAGCGGTCAATGCATCCGCAAGCATTGCCTCTTCTTCAGCCAGATCTTCGGCAACTTTAAAAATATTAATATCCTTAGCTGAATCTGTAGCTCTACTAAACTCTCCAATTGCAGTTGCTTGAGCTAAGACTTTCTTTTTAGCGTCAGCAATTGATTTATCATCTCCGCTTGTATAGGTATAACAAGCGCCAGAGCTACCCCATTTAAATCCAGGTTTGCCATCTTTTGAGCAACGATTAATTGGCATAGTACCTATTAGTTTACCATGTATTATTGATAAATGCTATACAGGTCATCACGACCCCATCTTTGAACTGGTATCTTTACATCATGGTAATAAGCATAAGCATCTTCTGATGAGTAATATATCCTAGCGTAGGCTTGCATAGCACCTTCATCATAAACTGGACACTCAGGATTTGGGTCTAAGTATAAAGCTTTATACTGATACTTATCTCCTTCCCAATGTATTGCGTTAACAACAGTCATTTTTTTAAAACAATACGGACAAATTTTTTCAGGATAAGGGAAACCCTCAATCACTCTCCCCAAAATCATCTATTTCCTTCTCCTCTTCCTCTGCATTTCTAAATATTTTCTTTCTTAAAATATAATCAATAATTTCATCAAGTCTTGTTTTTGCAATCTCAACTCCATCCATCAAAGCATTTATTTCATCAATATCCATTTGGTAATGATCTTCAGGTGAAATAATTATAAACGCAGGGACAAACGAATCCTCAAAAGGAACCGCCTTAATCATTACAGACAAGCTTTCAATGTCTTGTAAATTAATTTCACTATCGTAGTTACTTATTCTCATATTTGCTTTCAACAATTACTGTAATAAATAATGCAAAAACGCTGAAAACCATCTGGAGAGAATATACAGCAAGTAATGGAGAAATCCAACCAATATCTTTATTGATAGCAAACTCAATAGAGTACTTGATGCCTAAAAGCGATAAAAAACTCCAAACAATATAAGCGATTAAATTTTTCATGTACTAATGATACCAGATTGTTTAAAGAAAAATTTTAATAAAAAAAATTATTTATCCCCTTGACAAGCTCTCAAAAAATGATATGCTTCGCATGCACAGCATGCTTAGTATACCAGTATGCTTAGTATACCTAGCATACTAGTAAACTTAAGTAAACTATAAATACTTATGTATACTTAGCATACCTAGCATACCTAGCATGCTAAGCATACTAGTATACGGGGACAACTACTGTTTTTATCAAAGAAGTGGTAAAATGTTGTATGGAAATAATTGCGATTGTTGAGTCTGACGACTATGGACCTGCCGCAATTGTTGACCCAACTGATATCACTATCTCTCGTTTTGATGATTTTTACATCGGTGCTACCCGATGCGTATTCACAGGTATGCCTATCACTTGTGAAATTTCTGAAGAAGTTGCCCTTAAGCTTATGAAAAAGGGTGTAAGATGTTTGAACCTTTCATCGGAAAAAGTAATTTTGGAGAACGAGGCAGAGTAGCAACAAATGCAAAAAATTTCATGGTTTAGTTTGAACAATCAAGATGCCTCTGGCGACCTCTGGTATAGCCAGGGTTACTTCAACGCTGCCCTCTCAACAATCCGTAGCCTTCAGTCAAAACAAGTCGCTGTATTTTATAACCGAGAAGATATTGATTACCATGTCAACTTCTGTCCACCTCCGTATTACCAGTTTCCTTCAAAGTATAATATTGGCTATACACCTTGGGAGTCAACAAAAGTTCCTCACTCATGGTTGGATGGAATGAGGAAATGTGATGAGGTTTGGGCTACATCTAATTTCATCAGAGATGTTTATATTGAGAATAATGTTAATGCAAATGTCTACACAATCCCTCATGGTGTATCTCCAGAGTTTGAGATATTTGAAAGAGAGCTGACTGGTCGTTTTAATTTCCTTCATGTTGGCGGAGATTCAAAAAGAAAAAATGCACAAATGGTTGTTGATGCTTTTCTTGATCTGTATGAGGGTGATGACAACTTTAGACTTGTATTGAAATATAACAAGTTCTGTTTTGCAGAATGCTACATTGATAATCAATTAGTTCCTGCATCTAGACATCCTCAGATTATTGCAATTCCAGAAACATTCACAACTGATCAAATGGTTTCTCTATACCACAAATGTCATTGTATGGTTTATCCAACAAGTGGTGAAGGATTTGGGTTAATTCCTTTTGAATCAATGGCAACTGGAATGCCAACTATTGTAACTAACCTTACTGGTTGTGCAGACTTTGCGCAATACGGAATACCTCTTGATGCTACTTATACTAAAGCTGATTGGCAAGATCATCTATATGCAACTGATGCTGGAGACTGGGCTTCTCCAGACTTTGAACAACTTCTTGATTTAATGACTCATGTTGTTTCTGAATATGATGAATTTAAAAAGTACGCCCTTAAATCTGCAAGAATTATTCACTCGGAGTGGTCATGGGAATCAACTGCCGACAAGATTCTTGAGCGATTGAATTTTTATCAAAATTCTTTATCATAGTCCTTAGTACTAATCTTTGACTCTGCTAGTCTTACCATCTAAACTGGTCTCTCTATTATTTCGGAGGTAATTGAATGTCACTATTAACAAAAGAATTTATCGCAAAGTACGATACACAAACCCCGCCTTGGGGTTTTGGCGGTCTAGGGGAGATTGTATTCCTTAGGACATACAGTAGAAAAATTGAAGGCACTGATGCTACTGAATCCTGGACACAAACTATTAAAAGAGTTATTGACGGCGCTGTAGAAATCGGTGTTCCATATACACAAGAAGAAGCAGAAGCTTTGTTTGACCATATGTTTAATTTGCGTTGCTCTGTTGCTGGAAGAGCTTTATGGCAATTAGGTACACCACTTGTTTCGCAATTTTCTGGAACATCTCTTAATAATTGTTTTTACACAAACATTGAAAAGATTCAAGACTTTGAATTGCTTTTTGATTATCTAATGCTTGGTGGTGGAGTTGGATTTTCGGTTGAGCGCTCTAAGATTCATGAACTACCAAAAGTAAAGAAGGTTGATTACATAACATCTGAAAGATCAGCAGATGCTGACTTCATTGTTCCAGACTCACGACAGGGCTGGAGAGAATTGCTTCACAAGGTTCTTGAATCATATTTCCACACTGGGAAGTCTTTTACATATTCAACAATTCTTATTCGTGAATATGGCGCTCCCCTAAAGACTTTTGGTGGAATTGCATCTGGTCCTGGCGCTCTTGTTGAAGGTTTAATTGATATTTGCAAGGTTCTTGACGCACGAGTTGGAAAGAAGGTTCGTTCTGTTGATGTGTTGGATATTTGCAACATCATTGGTCGCATTGTAATCTCGGGTTCGTCACGCCGTTCCGCACAAATTGCAATCGGTGATCCTGACGATGTGTTGTTCCTTCGTGCAAAAAACTGGGGTAGCGGTAATGTTCCAGCCTGGAGATCAAACAGTAACAATAGTATTTATGCAGATAGTTATGATGAAATTGTTCCAGAATTCTGGAAAGGTTATGACGGAACTGGCGAGCCATATGGTTTGTTAAACAGAAAGCTTGCAAGAACACATGGAAGACTCGGTGAGAAGTCACCAGACCCAAGTATTGAAGGGTTTAATCCTTGTGCAGAAATTGCACTTGCTGATGGTGAATCATGCAATCTTGCAACAATCTTTTTGCCAAACATTGAAT